AGAACAACTTTAAAAAAAAGGAACCACATAATGGCGAAAAACAAACCTCATTATTTATTAAGCGGTAAAGAATACAGAGGGCAAACACATACAAAGAGCGGCAAACTGATGACTGGGGCGAAACACACAAAATCTAGCAAACTGCTATCCCACAAAAAAGGAACTAAGACATGAAAACCAAGCCGAAACCAAGACCAACAAAGCCAAGACCTAAACCGTCTTATTAAAAGTTAGATAGGAAAAAATAATGATCCCAATTCTATCTGCAATTTTGCCGATTGCTGAGACAGTAATAGGTCGGCTTGTTCCAGACAAAAACGCTAAAGCCAAAGCTATGCGCGAAATGGAAAAGGCATTGGTTGATGCTGAAGCCAAAGGAATGTTAGGCCAGCTTGAAATTAATAAAGTTGAAGCCGCGCATAGGTCTGTGTTTGTCGCTGGCTGGCGGCCAGCAATTGGCTGGATCGGAGCCGTGGCGATAGGATACCATTTTTGTATCCAGCCAATGGTAATTTTTGGGCTTGGCATAGCAGGGATGTCGTTTGATCTGCCAACTTTTGATATGGATAGTCTAATGACAATAATTATGGGCATGTTAGGTCTTGGCGGTATGCGAAGTTTTGAAAAATTTAAAGGGCTAACAAAATGATTATCTATGCTGTTGACCAACTTGTAGACGATCTTACACATGAAGAGGGCTACCGCGCTCACAGTTACGTTTGCACGGCTGGAGCTATCACAGTTGGTGTGGGGAGAAACATTGATGCAGATGCTGGCGGTCTTGGCATTAGCGAAGACGAGGCAAAGTATATGTTGAGGAACGACATCAACAGGTCAATCATCGAGTGTCAGAAGTTTAATTGGTTTTCTGACTTGGACACGCAACGCCAAAGCGTTCTTATCCACTTATGCTTTTGGTTGGGGTATCCACGGCTACGCAAGTTTGAGAACATGCTCGCCGCACTTGCCGAGGGTGATTATGAGCGTGCGGCTGATGAGCTATTAGACAGCAAACTGGCGCGAGATATACCAGCGCGAGCCAATCGTTTGGCAGACGTTTTAAGGGGGTAAAAGTAGGTGACCGTCAGGTAGATTTTTTGAGCATTTAACATTTTTTTAACAAGACGGCAAAGTACTGTGAGGTACTAACAAGTACTAAGAGAGTATACTTTCCCAGAGTTCTGCGCTAACCTATTGGCATGATAGGCAAGTATTTCTTACATCGTCAGGCTCATAACCTGAAGGTCGTTGGTTCAAATCCAACCCCCGCAACCAAACTATTTTGTTTGTTTACAATAAGTTATATGAAAAGGCCACTCCTTCGGGGGTGGCCTTTTTTGCGTTTTTTAACAGTTCGTTAACAAAAATGATTGTTAAAGAGCTGTTTTTTGTAACAAAAAAAAGTAAACGGTCGTTTTATGGGTTTACAATGGTGTAAAAAATTCTTACTGTCTGTAATTATACGTTACCACACACAGACTGAGGAGTCACAGATATGTTTAGTAAATACTATAATGTAGGTACGAACCGAGGCAGTAAAAGAGTTTGGATTGAAGGCCAAGTTTTGCAAAACCTTGGCGTAAGCCGTGGTCTTAAATTTAACAGGCAAATGAGTGATAACGAAATGGTGTTAGTTTTTGATGGCACTGGTAATCACACAGTAGCAGGCACAGTACAGCGCCCAATTATTGATTTAAATGGCAATTATTTGAATGACTTGTTTGAAAACGCATCTGTTTTTTATGCGACTTTCAACAGTGAAGAAAAGACAATTACCATTTTAGCTATAGAAGGCGAGAATATGTTATCTGCGCGGGATTTAAATAAACTCCTTAACAAAAAACAGGAGTCAAAGAAATGAAAATTAGATATATAAGAGCCCGAAAAAGATGGCAACTAGACGCACGTAAGTTGGTAGCAAATTACCAGCCTACGTTTGATACGAAACTAGAAGCTGAAGCGCACTCCGCGAAACTGATTGCGGACAAAGTAAACGGCACTTTTATTAACCCAAAAGATGCAGTGAATTTTCAGTTTTGCGTAGAAAAATGGCTGTTGAATAACGAGCTTAAAAAAGAAATGGGCGATATAAAATCCGGCGAGCTTAACAACAGGATAGTATCAGCGCGTAAATTAGAAGAATTTACTTATGGCAATAAAAGGTTGTTTGACACCAAAGTTACTGATTTGGAAGCTGGCGCACTTGAGACTGAAATTTTGCCTCAAATCAGGTTGTATCAAAACGCCCGACAAAAGGCAGCTAACGAAAAATCTTCCCCCGCGACAGCCCACAAGCTGTTCCAACATTTTAAAAATATCTTTAAATACAGCAAAAAAGCGGGGCTGTTACAATTCGATCCAGCGCGTGACCTTGAGCATAAACTTAATCAAGGCCATTACGATGTCGAAGACATAACAGCATCTCGTAACGGTAAGAAATCCTTATCGACTAAACTACAAGCGAGAAACATAAAAAAAATTATTTTTTATGCACCAAAAAACTATAAACAAATAATAGAAATGGTCGCATACACAGGCATCAGAGTTGGAGAATTGAGAGCTGCAAATTGGGATCAAATATATTTTGGCAACAAAACTAACGGCGCTACTATCTACATTGACCGAGCTGTAAAAAAAGATGGTACAATTGGTGAGCCAAAAACGCCATCAGGTTATCGCACCATTGCGCTAGATGATTTTTTGGTAACAATGTTAAAAAAATGGAAAGAGGATCAGCCGGAGAAACAAAAAAGCAGGGGTCTGATTTTCCCGACGAGTGAGGGCAATATTGCCTCGGCAGACAATTGGCGAAACCGAGGTATCTACAAAGCCTGTAAAAATGCAGACATTGACACAGTAAATTTGCTTGAGCTTAGACATCATTTTGCGTCTATTTTGATTTTTAACTCAAAGTTTAGTGAAGCTACTGTCACAGAAATGATGGGCCACACAGACATCAACTTTACTAAGAAACAGTACGCTACGTGGATAAAATCTGCAAAACGCGATAAGGATGTGTCCGCTGAATTAACAAAAGCTAGAAAAGCGGCTTAACATACGGCGGGGGCTACGGCTCCCGCCTTTTTTAATGCCATCGATCCTTCGCAATGTCGCGTGCTAGATCAGCGCTCGTTTCTAAATAATCAACATAAGCATCCCCAGCTAGATCAGCGGTTTTGTTATAGACTTCAGTTGCATCAGCTTCTGGGTTTTGCTCCAAATATTCTTCCATCAAATCATTGTGAATTTTGATATAAATTTCTCTAGTCATTGAAACCCCGCTCCCCGCCGCCGCCTATCAGACGAAGGCATCTTTGTAGTGTGAATTTTTGGCGTGTGCTTGGGCGATAGCCCAATGCCAAACCAAGCTAATATTGAGCGAAAAAACTTCATTTCTTTACCGGAAGCCCGTTTTTCATATCTGATCGAACACCGTAATCTCTCGACAAAGTGTTGCGGCCACATCTTTCAACCCAAACGTGGATAACATGGCCGCGTGCAAGCCAAAAAGCTTGAATATCAAGCGCTGTTCGTTGCGCCATTTTCTTTGATAGTGATCTCGGTTGTGTATTTACAATTTTCGTTTTAATTTCTTCAGTCATGGTCACAAACCTCATAAGCCAGAGCGGCATACCCAACCGCATCAATGTAATTATCGGCATAATTTGGATTAGACTTACGCCTTGCAATTTTAAGCAGCTCCATCATCGAGCAGACATCGTTTGCGGTAATGTCCTTGCTCAAATAAGTTGCCCAATACTTTGCGATCATCCCAAAGTTATCGGCTGGCGCGCCATATGTTTCTTCACGTTCTTGCGTGATAAGATCGTGCGCTGTTTCAAGAATGGTTGAACGTCTACTGCTCATGTTGTAGCTCGGTAAACTGTTTCCTGATTGCCGCGTGCATTTGGCCGCGTGCGATCTGATTTATAAGCGAAGCCTCGGTCAACTAGCTCTGTGAAACGTGGCCTGATGGAAGTCTCAAGCGTGCCATCTGGGAAATCATTGCGCCAACAATCAAAGGCAATTACACCGCGTTCTCCGGCGGCCCTGAGAGCTGCCAGAACAACCCCCCGCTTGTGCGTAGCAGTATGCTGAACGCGCTCGGCGGCAGCGGCTGATGTTGCGGTCTTGCCGCGTGGTGCATCAAAATCTAAATCAATTTGCATTATGAAAGCTCCTGTAATGCTGATGCTGGGATAAAATAACGATTGCCGACTTTAACGGATTTAATCGCGTCAGCTTTTATCCAGGCATAAATTCTATTTTTATATGTTGGGAGAAGCGTGCCAGATTGATCGACAACGCGGGTTGTGTCGGATTGCCATAGTTTTACGGCGGCCTCTGTAGGCGTTAATACTAACGCCATTAGATAAGGCCATTAATGGCTGAACATTTGTCATCAAAAAAACAGGCCACATTTAAAAAAATGTAACCGGACGCGAGTAAAAATAAGAGTGAAAGTGGTTCTAAAATATAAGTCATTCGTACTACCTCAGAGTTGTTGATACTCCTTAGTAGTACGTTTTAGTTACGCAATGCAACTAAAAATTACGTTATGTAAATTCCGCGCACCATATGTATCGATGTCACTTGTTCTTTTGCCAGTGATATTTCTTTATCAGGATTAAGCTGACGCACAAAAACGTGAGTTTCATCTGTCTTAACATATTCTTTAACAATGCACGTTAATTTTAACCCATCTGCGAGTTGTATGATGCAGTCTGATGCGCGTTTTAGCGGCAAGGCTGGGTCAATGTATAAAATTTCGCCTGATTTAAATCGCGGAAACATACTTTCCCCGACAACATATACAGCGTAAGCGTTTGTCGCTGAGAGTAAAAATGGTGGGCGATCAATGTGGTCAATAGCGCGATCCATATCCGTTATGTCTGAGCCAAGCCCAGCTTCGGCTGACCCATATAGCGGTATTTTTGCAAGCGGGTTGGCTTCAGCAACCGCAAATCCTAGAACTTCGGCTGGATCAACGCCGAAAACTGAGGCTATTTTTATGGCTAGATCAGGCTTTGGCTGCGACTCGTTCCGCGTATATCTTCGCAAAGTATGCGGCTGCATGTCGATTCGGCGTGCAAGTTCGCCAATCGAAATGCCCATGTTGCGCGCTAATCTGTCGATATTGTTCACAAAACCGTCCTATTTAATTAAATACTTGCACATTACGTAAGGATTTATTACATATGGTACATATATTAAATTAGCAGAAAAATCAAGGTAGAAAATGAAAAGCAAAATTGTTGAATTAAGAAATGCATATGTGGCGCAATTTTCGTGCGGTCAATTTGCAAAAAGTAAATTTGCAACTGATTACCCCGACATAATCCAATGGGCGCAAACCGATAAAGGAAAAGCTTTAACCGATTTCGCACTTGCGCATTGCGCTACTCGGATTGAAATAATTGAAAAAGTTGAATCAATCG